ATTTTGTGGTTTTTTAGGGGTAATTCGTGACATTCTACCTGTTGTCACGAATTGCCCTTTCTTTATTTATGACCATAAATATCGATGACATAACTTTGGTCTTGATCTTTATTCAAGGCAAAGACATGAAATTGACAATCAAGCAAGAGAAGTTCTGTAATTATTACTTGGAATCAGGCAATGCTTCCGAGGCGTATAGGCGTGCTTATTCTTGCGAGAATATGAGACCCGAGACTATTAATATAAGGGCTTGCGAGCTTCTAGCCAACGGTAAGATAGCGGTAAGGGTAAAAGAGTTGCAAGCTGATTTACAAAGAAGATCGGATATAACCAAAGACGAGGCTATTGATATCCTTAAGAATATAGCACGGGCTAATGTCGTGGATATGTTGCAAATCAAGAGGGGAAAGAACTATGTGATCTTCTTGATAAAAGATTTGTCTAAACTGCCTTTGTCTTTCCAATTAGCTATCCAATCGGTCAAAAGTACGGATAAGGGCTTTGAGGTAAAGATGTATTCCAAGATAGACGCTTTGGATCGCCTTTCGAAGATGATGGGATGGGATGCGCCTGTCAAATCGGAGGTCAATATAGATGGCGAGGATAAATCCATAACTATTCAGGTTATTGACAAGAGGGAGGACGTTATCAATGGTGATACAGACGACTAGGATATATACGGAGGTACAGGGCGCTTTGGATAGCGGTTATAAGATCATATCTGCCCAAGGATCTTCAAGGAGCAGTAAAACTTATAACATATTGATATTCCTTATAGCGTATATCCTTCATAACCCTAAGCTGTCTCTATCTATCGTGAGGAAGACATTGCCGGCGCTGAAGGGATCTGTCTTCCGGGATTTCAAGGAAATCATGATCGATAAGTTCCGTATATGGGATAATAGGTGCATGAACAAGTCGGAGATGGTTTACTCGTTCCCAAATGGATCATTCGTGGAGTTCTTTTCCACGGATGATGAGCAGAAGATAAGAGGAAGGAAACGTGATATACTTTATTGTAACGAGGGAAATGAGATATCTTATCTTGAGTGGCAGCAACTGGTGATGCGTACCACTCTTTTCTCTGTCATTGATTATAACCCGTCGTTCAGTGACGAGCACTGGATTTGCGATCTGAACAATGACCCTAGGACGTATCATTTTATATCCACTTATAAGGACAATCCTTTTTTAGAGCAAACAATCATCGATGAGATAGAGTCATTGAAGAATAAGAATAAGGTGCTTTGGGCGGTTTATGGGTTAGGGCAGCGGGCGATGGCCGAAGGGTTGGTGTTCCCTGATTTCGAGATCGTGGACGAGTTCCCTTCCTATGCCAAGCATGTGGCGTTAGGGCTTGACTTTGGATATAGCTATGACCCTACCGCTATAGTTAGATGCGGATTGGTTGATGATAGGTTATATCTTGACGAGAAATGTTACCGTACCCATATGTTAACCAAGGAGATTATTAAGGTATTGAAAGACCTAGGCTTGGTGGTTTACGCTGACAGCGCCGATCCAAGGCTTATACAAGAAATATCAAATGCGGGGATAATCATATACCCTGCGGACAAGTACAAGGGATCTGTTATGGGAGGTATTATCAAGATGATGGAGTATAAGATTTGTGTCACCAAGAGATCTTTAAACTTGATAAAAGAGCTTAGGAACTATGTATACGCCCAAAACAAGGACGGTAAATTTATCAATGAGCCTATTGACGGGTATAACCATCTTATCGATGGGGCACGTTATTGGACGATAGGCAAGCTTCTAGGAAAAGTATTAACAACAAGACTGTACTCGAAGGAGGAGTTAGGATTTTAACATGAATTACATAGACGCTATATTTCAGGTTTTCCAAAACAAGATATTGAACTCGTTGGGAGTGGAGAGGGACTTTGTCAGCCTTATCAAGGATAGGGATATAAGCCGGGCCATGTCAATGATGCAATGCCGGGACAGGGATGTTTCCCAAGCGATCTTGGAGTATAACCCGGAATCCCATGAGGTTAATAAACGTCCTAATAAGCACAGGAAAAATCAAGAACCGTATATTACGGAGAAATTGCCAAGAGGAAGGCAAGCGTATATAAATGAGGTCGAGTTGTTTTTTCTCCTCGGGCAGCCTATCTTGTGGAAAGCTGTATCGGATGATACGGATAAGGCTTTCAGGGCATTCGGTGATTTTCTCCGTGATACTCGATTCAACACGACAATCCGGGAGGCCAAGCGTTTGGCTGGGGCGGAGACGGAGAGCGCTAAGGTTTATCATATATATAGGGAAAATGGTATGCCCCAAGTAAAGGTTAAGGTTATATCCAAATCAAAAGGATATACATTGCGGCCTTTATTTGATCAATGGGATAACATGATAGCTTTTGGTTATGGATATACGTTGCTTGAGGGCGATAAGTCCGTAGAGCATTTTGATATAGAGACCCCGGAATACATCTATAGATGCAAGAGAGCGGATATCGGATGGGATGTTACGCCATTGCTTAATCCTTCGGGTAAAATAAATGTTATCTACTATCGTCAAAACAAGGCATGGTATGGGGTGCAAAAGCGTATAGACAGAGAGGAAGCGGTTGATAGCAAGGCGGCGGATTCCAATAATTATTTCTCCGATCCAAAATTGAAATTAACCGCTGATGTCATTCAGAGCATAGTAGGGGGAGGATCTAATATGGTAGGAGAGGTTATCACCATGTCCGATAAGGACAAAAGCGCTGCCGAGTATCTCGTTCCGCCCGATTATTCCACGATGAAAGAGGCGGAGAAAAAAGACCTGTCATCAAGCATACTATTCGATACGTTCACCCCGGATTTCAGTTACGAGAACATGAAGGGGCTTGGGACATTATCCGGGGAGGCATTGAAAAGGGCCTTGGCCCTTGGATACATGAAAAGGGATAACTTGAAAGAGATATATGATATATTGATAGACCGTGAGAAGAATCTTATATTGGCTATCATGATGAACGTCACTCATATCGGCATGAGAGAGGAGTTAAGCAGGCTCGACCTGCAACATGAGTTCTCCGAGCCTTTCGCCGAGGATAAGGATAAGAGAATAGATATGATAGCGAAACTCTATGAGTCAGGATTGGTGTCCCTTCAAACGGCGGTAGACATGCTGTCCTTGACTGATAAGCCGGAGGAGGAGATTCGACGGATATTAGAAGAGAAGCGAGAAAAGACGCAAGCTCCGGATGATTCCACTCAAGAATAAGACCGGTTTAAGTCGTACCTTGATATCATTAAATTTAATGGGCGTGGTTATTTTATAGCCATGCCCTATTGTTTTTGTGACAATCGGTCTATTGTCATGTATATAACCCGTTTTTATTTTATTACAAGCTTATGTATCAATACTTTTATGCGAAAAATAAAAGTAATAGCATGAAAGAGAAGATTTTCCAGCAGTTAAAACAGAAGTATTCAAATCTTGGGTTAACGGAGGATGTTTTGAGGTCCGTGGCAGAATCATTGGGGTCCACTGGCCTGATTACGGACGATAATCTTGAAACTGCGGTAGCAGGGCAAGAATCAATGTTGAAATCTTACCAGAGTTCCTTGGATAAGGTGCGAACTGAAAGCGCAAATTACAAGAAGGAATTGGAAGAGTTGAGAGGCAAGGGGGGCGGCCAGCAACAGCAACCAGATAAAAACGAGGAACCGGATTGGTTCAAGAAGTATCGTGAGGAGCAGGACGAGAAAATCCGGCTCTTGACCTCCGAGAATGATAAAGCTAAGGAGGAGAAAGCACGTGCTGAAAGACACAATCTGATCCTTGACAAGGCCAAGAGCCTTAAGATCTCAAAGGAACGGATAGAGGAGGGCTTCGCTATAACGGACGATATGGACGATAATGCGATTGATACTTATCTGTCCAAGGTGAGACAAAATGAGGTCGCAAAGGGATTAGAGGAAAAAGGTTCGGCGTTCTCTGTCTCTACGTCCAAGGAAAAGAGCAAGGAGCTCGCTAAGGATTGGGCCAAATCATTGCCGGACGCTAATTAAATGTAAAAGATTATGGGTATCGAATTTGACAAAACGAAGATTAAAGGGTCATTCCCCGTCTTTTGGCGTGGGGAATGCGCTGTCCTTCCCGGAGATTTCAAATTAACCACTGAGTTGGCGGAAGGGACAATCGTGCGAAAAGGCACTCCTATCAAGCTGGACTTTGATAGCATGGAGTGCAAGATCTGTAAGGCCGTTAAGGTATTAGCCGGAGGAACGACCACTAAGCCACGTATAGGGAAAGATAGCTTTGTCGCCAAGGGAGATTCTATTGGTGGGCAGAACGTGAGTTCCGTAGATTCAAGCAACTCTGATTATGACGTGGTTACATTGGCTGCCGCTGTAGAGTCTGCTACAGAAGGGGCGATTCTTGCCGTGGGAACGGATGAGCCTGACGCTGTGGTTGAGACAACGTTTGTCTATACGAAGAATATGTCTTTCCAGACGGTATCGGCGGGATATGAGGTCCTTATCCTTAAGGATGTGGCTTATCCAGTCCCTTCCTCATGGTTGACGGGATTCAGCATGAAGAATAATCCCACTATTAAGTATATTAGACAGTAAGGAGGTGAACGATGGATGTTTATAGTTCTATTTTTGGCGAACTGACAAAAGAGGTTCAGATTCGTATTGACGCTGCCACGGAGCTTCGCAAGCGCTTGTTTGACCAGAATATCTACGAGCGTTATCTTGATTGGGATGTCCCGACTATCGGCCTTAATTTTGAGGAGCTGATCGGGCAATATAACTTGAGCGTTGCGGCGGCTACCCTTGATTCCAAGGGAAAGGAACCGATCTTGGGTACGGAGGGGCTTGAGACCTTGAAGCAAAAGGTCCTTACCCACCAGATGAGTTACTCAATGCCGATCGAGGAGTATCGCAAGGTCTTGCAGATCCTAGACTCTAGGATGTTGACGGATGACCAGAAGACACAGCAGCTCATTAATCTGATGTGGAATAACGTGTCTACCGTTGTCAAATCCGTGCAATCTAAGCTAGATATTATTTTCTTGGGTGCCTTGTCCAACAAGGGGGTATTTACCTTTAATGCCAATAATAACCCTGAAGGAGGGGTACGTGGTATTATTGATTACAAGATGCCGCCCGAGAATATCGCTAGCGTTACTCTTGACTGGACGGATACCAATAAGGACAACGTCGATCCTTTCGAGGATATCCAAGGTGTCGTGGATGCGGCCCAAGACAAGGTAACGTTTGATAAGATATTGATGTCTCCGGCCAGATTGTCTTATTTGCTTAAGAGCAGGAAGATGAAACAGGTCATTTTTGGGACCGACAAATCCGGCACTCCTCTTTTGATGTCCGGTTTGAATGAGTTCCTACGCTCTAATGACCTTCCTGTCATAGAGACAGTGAGACGTATCACCCGTATCCAAGACAACGGCAAGCTATCCGAGTACAAGCCTTGGAACGACAAGAATATCGTCTTTGTCCCGGCAGGTAAATTAGGTGTCATCAAGAACGCTTACGCCGATAATGAGTTGAGACAGGAACCGGGCGTTACTTACTCTAATTATGGCCGGATTCGTATCTCTCAATGGGGCAAGGGTGAGACGGACAATTCCAATGGCGTAGAGTTTACCAAGGCTCAATCGCTATCCTTGCCGGTCCTTACCGAGATTAATGGCATTTACTCATTGACGGTGGAGGCATGACGATAAGAGACTACATAGGGCAGAAATTCTCGGCTTATGGAGATCTATCCGAGGCGGATATGCTGGATTTCAGCATCAAATCGGGGCTATCCCCGGACGATGAGATGTCTAGTGAATCCATAGGCAAGGTAGAGACAGGGATGATAGAGATCATCCCGTCGCTGCTATTGCGCCCTGATAGCGTCAATGAGAGCGGCTTCTCTGTCTCTTGGGACAAGGACGGCCTCCGGAGGTATTATTTGTTCCTGTGCGAACGGAACGGTGTTAGCCCGGATGTGTCTTCCGGTCTTGGGGTGGTCTCATCTTATACGGATTATTGATATGTATTACGCTCCTCACATATTAGAACGAAAGGTTGTCAAGGAACCCGATATTGACGATAATGGCAATCCTGTGGAAGGATCGGGATCGGAATGTTGGGAGCTAGTGTCAACATGTAGGTGCGATGATAACGGAGCCGGTAAGCTGATTGGAGTAGGCGGTGAAATGCGTGTCTATGATTATCATGTTGTCATTAAGGGAAAACATCTTATTCCTATAGGCACTATGGTCCGGGTCTTGGATCAAGATGGTAATATACGTGGTGAAGGCGAGGTTTTGAAGCCTCTTATGTGTAACTTCCTAAACTATTCAGAGATATGGATATAAAGGTTAGGTTTGATTTGTCTGATTTGGAACAGGAATTGAAATCCTTGGACGATAAGGTGATAAATAAACTTGTCCAAACGGGTGAGGCCGCTATCCAAAAGGCTGTCAAAAGCGGTCAATACGTGAATAGGACTGGAAACCTTAGAAGCTCGATAGGCTATGTGCTAGCCTATAACGGCAAGGTTATCAGGGAGGGTGGTTTCAAGAAAGTTGCGGGGTTCGGACCTAACATGCAAAGAGCTAAGTTTACCACCAAGGAGGGTAAGGATGTCGATTTCTGGGCTAATGGGCCTAGCGGAGATGGAACGTTGGGTAGCGAGGAGGGACGTAAGCTAGCTACGGAACTGGCAACTTCCGCCAAGAATGGTTATACGATGGTGGTTGTAGCCGGTATGGGGTACGCTAGCTATGTCAATGCCAAGGGGCTGGACGTTATGGATAGCGCTATGATAGAGATAAAAGAATTGCTTAAACCATGATGTCCACCGAGGATATAAAGGATTTGCTTTACCGTAAGCTCAAGGAGGTCTATTACGGCATACCTGTATATAAGGACAGGCATCCCCCCTATAAAAAGGGCAAGGTTCCGGAAAGGATTGTTGTCCACATGGGGACGATGTCCAATACGCCTTGGAGCATGGGATACGCTAATATCAATATCCTAGTGCCTTGCTTGGAGTCCATGGGCTACAAGACGCCCAATAATACAAGGCTGAACGAGCTTCAACAGATAGCGGAGAGAAATTTCTTGTCTTGCTATTTCGAGTACGGCGGTAATAGGGGAAAATACTCGATAGAGGACTTGTCCACGGAGGAAGACCCGGATACGGACTCTTACTTCGTTAACGTGAGATTATTTATTAAGGTTGCTAATTTTAAAATGAGATAAGATATGGCTAACGAGAAGATTATGGCCGTGGGTATCAAGAAACTGTATTATGGTCCGGTTATCACGGACTCTCCGTTTGATCCCACGAAATTAAAGACCCTCTTGTCCGGGGAAACCTTGACGGAGGTCATTAACGTGCATCAAGATACTTGGAGTTATGAGGAGGCTGAGGCTAGCGTGACCGAGTACAAGAACCAGTTGTCTAAGAATACCTATAGACAAACCCAAGAACAAGGTTCCGTTCAAGTCTCCTTCACTATTGGACAATATGATTTCCAGACAAAAGCGGATTTGCAAGGAGGAGCGGCTACCGATACAGGGTGGCAGAGAGCCCGAGGGTATCAAGAGATCTATAAATGCGTGATTGCAGAGACTGAGGATGATGTGTGGATCGTATTCCCAAAGGCGGCTATCGTTGGCCGAGGTGCCGATACGGACGGCGCTATCGGCTTGGCTGTCGCTGCTACTCCAATGGAGCCGGAGACGAAAGAACTTAATCCTGAATATTGGTGGGCTGATAGCGTAGTCAATCCTTCTATTTAACTTGGATATATAATCGGGAGGGTATTTAACCTTCCCTTATCTTTTCAACATGAATAAAGCGGCAGAGAAAGTAAGCGAGGCGATCAATGGGAGGAGGTTCGCTACCGTGGTCGTCAACGGGAAGGCCATAACCGTATATCCCCCGGCTATAAAGGTATTATGTAGGGCCATTACTTGGTTCTCAATGGTATCTGTACCTAACGAGGCCACTTGGGTAGATGCCCTTTTCATGGTACCGGATAATATCCGTTATATCAGCCGTGGAATATCATGCGTTATCGTTGGAGATGTGGAGGAATGGGAGAGAAAATCCGCATGTTTATCGAACGATTTTGATAATTGTACCTTGGAGGAATTGAAAACCATTTTCGAGGATATCATAAAGTTAATACACGTGGATGATTTTTTCGTTTCTGCCGCCTTAGCGAAGAGCGTAGCGAGAATGGCGGCGGAACAGAGGTGATAGGTAATGACACGTTGTTCGGACAGATAGCCACGTTCATGGAGAATTTACATTTATCTTACCATGAGGTGATGGAGGTTATCCCTTATCAAAACCTTTTGATGATGCAAAAGGACAAGCTCCGTATCTGTCATGGGAAAAAGGTCGTGAAAATGTCCGGAAAGGATATGTTAGCGAGAAGGAACGGAGGATAAAAAAATTTGATGACTAGGATCATAAGCTAAGCGTAACTGATATAATATCAGTTACGCTTAATTTTGTGTTTTATTAAACATTTAATCAATTATTGTGTTTTGTATAAAAAAAAGATATTACATTTGTACATGATAAGCAGGCGAATGAAATATCTATAAGTTCAATTACTAACTAATACGACAATGGCACCTATATTGACATACCTATTGAACAATGCTCCATGGTTTGCGGTTATCTTAATAGCTATATTTGTAACATGGAAAATATCAAAGTATCATTTAAAATTGGAAGATACTAAAAATAAAGTAGATGAACTTCCATGTGAATCCCATAGAGATCTGTTACGAGAATTTAGCGAAAAGTATGACCGTCTGTATGATACTGTTGAATCAACTAATGGTATGGTTGTTGAGGTAAATAAATGGATAATGAGATTTGACAATGATATGATAGATAAATTGGCTAGAAAGGCAAGCCCTTTAAAAATGACACCTTTAGGTAATGCGTTATTTAATGCTTCTAACGCAAAAGAGACCATTGATAATAATAAGGATTTCCTTATTAAAGAAATGGAGAAGGATAATCCTGTTACCGCTTATGATGTAGAGGAATGTGCGCTTAATGCTCTCTTTAGGAATATTGGTCATGAGATGTTTAATGACATAAAGCATTTTATATATTATTCCCCTGAAAAAATGGAATTATGCGATCCTGAAACAGGAAAATGTGAAGAGGTCAAGGTTTCTATACAATCATTGGTGCGATTAATGAGTATATATCTTCGAGATTTATATTTACAGAAACATAAAGAGGTTGTATAGAAAGGATGTGTCTTCTCAACACATCCTTTCTCGCATTATTATTGGGCTATCAAGTGTGTATTCAGCGCTTTGAGATCAAATTGTCTATGCTTTGACCTCCCGTTGTTGTATACCGACACGGTCATATGTGGCTTGGGCTTGGTGCCGCTAAATCCGCAAGCCCTCTCCAGCTCGTCGATAAGCCTCTCCATTTTCAAGGATTGCCGGTTGAATCGCTCCATCGCCTTCTTGTCCCTTTGGGACGTTAAAAGCATTTCGTTTAGTATCGTGTTTATGTCTTTCATATTCAATCAATCATTTAATAGTTCACAGGTATCATAGTTAAGGTTTTGGGGTCATTCATCCTAATCTGGATAATAGATGATTGTTTATATCCGGAGTTATATTTTGAGTGATGAAATTGTACGCCTTGCTTACGTCTTTCTTGAAATTAGGATCAGAGTCATATTCCTTGACAAGATCTTTCACGTTGTTGGAAAGGGTGGAATGTTGTCTCATGTGTAGGATGTTCGCTATCTTATCACGTAATCCGCTTTTCATTTTCTTGCCCGCCAACTTTTTGGGGCAATACAACAAGATTATCACAAACAGGAACTTCTTGCGATCATTCACGGTCATTTTGGACTTGCAATAAATGGATTGGAAAGCCTCGTACATTGCGTCTATCTTAGACATGTCCGTATATAAAGGCTCGCTGAATATATCTTCCTTTCTCTCAAGTTCGTCCATGTTGTTATATATGCGTGACAATTCCTTCACCCCGGACACGATGGTACTCTTTAGGTCAAAAAGACCGTGGATGAACTCCCGTCCTCTTTCCGTCCATACGGTTTGCATCGCCGTTCCGGGCGTTCCGTCACGCTGGACGTATGGATATGTCCTTGTTCTCGTGTAGTCCTCGTCTTGATACTTGTGTGTCAATAGCCATTGACCACCTTGCTTGTATTGTACGCCCATCTCTCTCAGCTTTTGGTTCAATGTGACTGCGCTCATTCCTAGCTCCTTGGCGATCTGGTTGGTGTTATACGTGCTGGTGCTTTGCAATACCTTCTCGTAGTAATTGACCTTTGGGGCAGCGGCTTGAAGTTCCTCGCTTTGAAGGGCGGTTTGTTGCTCTAGGTTGGCGATCCGCTCCTCACGTCTCCTCAATGCGTCTTGAGCGACTAGAAGAGCACGTGCCATAAGTTCCTCTGGAGTATCTTCCGGTTTGGATATCATGTAGCCTCCGGTTTTCCGGATAGAAGGTAAGACTTCGCTTGTTATCCATTTGCGGAATTGTTTAGCTTCAGGTTTACGACTATCTAGGATTACATCGTAAAGTCCTTCTTCATTAATAAAGTTTGTTTGCTGAATACCACCTGCTGTCTCAAGGGGGTACTTTGAAAGTACATCCTTGTCTAATCGTTGAGACACTTTGCTGGGTATTAGATCCAACATATTGCATACGTCAATTAAACAGAACAACGGCTCTCCATTCTCATTCATCGCAATTCTTACTTGTCCGAACTGCTCATTTTGGAAAATTCGAATATTATTCATAACTTTGTGCAGTTATAAAGGTTAATATTATCCTCATTGGTAGCTCGGTCAAGCACTACCTTTGAGGATTTTATTTTGACCGAAGTGGTAGCCGGGGACTTGAACCCCGGTGTATGCCGTCCTACCTGCTTATTGCCAGTCTCGCTTGACAAGGTAAAAAGCGAAGGGCAAAGATTGAAGTTGCCTATTGTGACGGTCTGCAACTGGAATCAATGCCCTTAAATATCTTCTTTCGCTACCGTCACATGAGCGATCATTTTCATATCACAAAATTATATATGACAAAATCCGTGGCCTATTTTTTCAAGGCTCGAAAAACCACAATGGAGCTATTGTTGTAAAATCCCTCCGGCCGTATTACCGGAGGGGCATCTACTTCCGATCCTCTCCCCGTCGTTCGAGTTATCCCGCAAGCCTGCAAGTCATGTCGCTAATTACGCTCATGAACCTATCGTAGGTCTTTTTATTCCATTCCTTGTGATCCGGCATCCAGTCATTGAATATCTCCATGTAGACCACATCGTGAGACCTGTCTTGTACGGTGACGCATAAACCGCCCGTCTCCGGCATAACGCCTACATTTATATGTACCGGTTTCCTTCCGATCATACACTCCAACGCAATTCTTTGCACGTTCTTCAATACCTCTATCGTTTCCATATCCTTATATTATTAATGTATAGTTATCAATCACCCGAATAAACCCTGTTACCGTAAAGGCTAGCCATACCGACATGAGATAAGACAACATGCTTGCGATACTCGATGCGTCTAGCTTCTTCCTCTGCCAATCTCTTGGCTTTGGCCTCATTATTTTTTATCTCTATCTTGGCATTATCCCATGCTATAGAAAGGCACTTGCCAAAAGACCAAGAGAATTTTCGGTAAAGTCTGAATAATCTCCATGCGTCTTTCATGATCTCACTCTTGTTGTATTTCTGTGTTGCCATTGTACTGTTGTTTTATTTTGATGATGCAAATGTATAGTTAAAACTAACGAATTACAAGTAGATCGTTAGGTTTAACTAATCTTTAACACAATTCCAATGTTTAATTAAAATATATCAAAAACTATATTTCGAATAGTTATTCCTAATCATATATCATTTTTATATTTATCTTTGCCGTTAGTAATAACTAAACATTCATCTGATGGACATAAAATCAATTATTAAGGCTCAAGGTTATACTATCGAACGTATAGCTGCGGAATGGGAAAGCAAAAACGGCAAGCCTATAACACGAGGTGCTTTATCTCAATCAATTAATAAAAACCCAACGGTGGAAACACTTCAAAAGATAGCAAATGTGATAGGGTGTAAAGTCGGGGATTTCTTTTCTGATGAAATCAATAGTAGCAAAACGATCATTTGTCCCCATTGTCAAAAACCAATACCTGTAGAAGTAGACATCAAAGTAAAGGAGGAACAACCGTGAAAAGGTATTTTAAAGATAATGTATATGTTACAAAACATACCTTTTATAAGATGACAGATGTGATAATTGGGTAATTTTGTGAAAAAGATACATATCATGAAAGACGTTATCATTACAACAACTTCTTCTATAGAAAATAAGCCTGTTCAAGAATATTTGGGCTTAGTCTGCTCTTCTTTAGTTATAGGTACTAATATGTTTTCAGACATGGCAGCATCTTTATCCGATATATTTGGAGGCAAATCAAGTTCATATGAAAGAAAACTTGAAATTATAAGGGAAGAAGCTATATCTGATCTAAAAAATAAAACCTTGAAAAAGGGAGGTGATGCAATACTCGGGTTACACATAGACATAGATGAGATATCTGGAGGAGGAAAATCTATGTTTATGATATCAGCATCAGGAACCGCATGCAAATTGCAAGAAAATAATGACCAAAATTCCATATCTTCTGCAAGAATTCAAGATACAATAGAGAAAATAAAAGTAATAAGTCGAATAAAGGAATCAAAACCTATATCTGATGAAGATTTTGAATTTATGATAAACAATCCTTCCATAGATTATCTTCATCCTCTTATAGACAAATATATTCATTATGCAAACTCTGCTGAGCGATATGATAGATCCATGGTTTATATATCCAAAGTTATTTCTAATTTACCATACGATATAACCGCTAAAATCATTTATGATAAGCTCAAAGAGGATATATCAGTTCTTGATATTATAAGAAAATGTCAATTATTTGATCCTTCTTTGACCTTAGAAATGATTCAAGTAGATTTAAAAAAGGCTATAGGAACAATGAATGCAGATAAGCCCAATTATGATAGAAACGATCTACTAATAATGAATAACATTGTAAATAGAATAGACAGCTTGCCTGATAGAGGTAGTTTCGAGACTAGTAAAGGTCTATTTGGAAAAGAAAATAAAAAATACATTTGTCCTAATGGGCATAAAAATGACATTGATCATGTTTGTTGTTGCGAATGTGGAGAGAATATAAAAGGTCTAACTCCTAATGAGTTGTCAATATTAGAAATGTTTAAATTGAAAATACAGGCAATTCAATCATCCTTTAATTAAACTAGCCTCCCCTTCTGAAGTACAAAAAGAGACTGATGGTGGGTATAAGTGCCCTAACTGCGGGCATCCATTGAAGATAAAGGTGGAATGATGTTATCTTCAATGATCTCTAAATAAAAATCATGAAAGTTTGTTTTCTGCATACAATGCATTACCTTTGCGATACAATATAATACAGAAGTAATATGGAAGCAGTAATAAGAAAGCAAACCTCGTTCCGTTTACGTGAGGACTTGTTGCAAATATTGCAGGAACAAGCCAAGAAAGCGAACAGGAGCCTGAATAATTTCGTAGAGAGCACCTTGATGGACGCTGTATACTCCGAGCCAAACGAGGAAACGATAGCGGCTATAAGGGAAGCACGTACGACCAAGAATAAAGAAACGTTCGACAGCGTGGATAGCTTGATGGAGGAATTAATGAAGTGAAAAAGAAATTACACCCAACAAGCCAGTTTAAGAAAGATTTCAAACGTATTCAGAAATTCCCCCAAAAAATCGCAGCTTTTGAATATATCGCAAATCTACTTATAAATGACCATCCGATTCCACAAGAATACAAACCTCACATGTTGAAAGGTGAGTATAAAGGGTGTATGGAATGCCATATAGAAGGGGATTTTCTTCTTATTTGGATTGACGGAGAAATAATCGACTTGCTTAGAATTGGTAGTCATTCCGAGTTGTTCGGAAAAAAGAGATAGACAAGTACAAATATGAATACATTGACTTACAAAGGCTATATCGGGTCTGTATCTTTTAGCGAGAAGGACAATGTTTTCTTTGGAAAGATAGAAGGCATTGATGGTCTTGTTAATTTTGAGGGGGAAAGCGTGCGGGAACTTACAACGGCTTTCCACGAGGCTGTAGATGATTATCTGGCGTATTGCGAGGAAGAGGGGATTGAGCCGCATAAGAGCTATTCCGGTTCATTGAACGTTCGTTTATCACCGGAACTTCATAGTAGAGTGGCTGTTCTGGCAAAGCAAGCAGGCGTTTCCATTAATGCTTTCATAAAAAAAGCCGTGGAAAAGCAAGTTGCTGTAATGTTGTGATTTGGAATAGAACATATACTTACCTTGCCATTTAATATATGCTTCAAGTAGCGTAGGAGATATACTTCGTTGGCAAGGTTTGTACTACTTAATTTTATAAATATGTTATCTAACATGTAATTTTATCCGTATTTATTTTGATTTGTTAACATTGGTATCTATCTTTGCTTCATCATTAACTAAACTAAATCAAGTCATGAGAAAAATATTAATGCTTTTATGCCTGTTCTCTTTGAATATAACTTGCTTTTGTCAAAACAATATTATTCCAAAGCAATTTTTATCTGAAATTGAGATAAATTCATCAAAGTGCAAATTGTCGTATTTGACTTTAAGTTTAGCTCTTAAAGTGAATAGAGAAACAGACGCTATTGTATATGGTTCATTTTTAGACATGGTGGATGTTTTGTCTTCTCATTTAGATACGTTGAATCAAACTCATAAAAATTACGAGTTTTTGTTGAATAACAAGAAAATGTTTTCAGCGATGATGAATAATGCATATTATGGGGCGATGCGAGATGCTTTGTTTTTAATAACAAAGAATGATTTCCCTATATCTATGTTGAAGTATAAGAATAATTCCAATATGTTGTTTTTGACAAATATTATATATCCTAATGTGCTTAATACTTTGAAGTTGACTTCTAGAGAGAGAGCTTCTCAGATTGTGTCGACATTTGCATTGCCTTGTATGAAAGAAATATGTGGCTATGGAATCAAACCAGAGATCAAATATATGTGTGTTGGCATAATTTATGGAGCAATGGATTTTTCGGATTCTAGTTTAACATCACAAAAAGGAGAGGTACTTTATATGATTTCAAATGTAAATGATATAAAAAAATATCAAGAAGCAGAATTAACGGAAGATGAAATAATAGAAAAATCCGAGTATTTTATGAACGATAGAGACGGTTCAAGTGTAAAGAAAATAAAAGTAGAAGTAATGTGATTTTATTCTACTTACGTTGATATTCTTATCTTACGATTATTCTTTCATTAATCAACCTAGTTATATAGATAATTTTAGGGAGAGGGGATTTCTATATGTTAAATATGCTCGTTCCGTCCTTTCGGTTCGGGCTTTTTTATTTCTTCCTACAACAAAATCACAACAATACCTATAATGTTTCAATCTTTTTTTGTTTACATTTCCTTACGATCTTGATGAGGCATACTTTTGGGATAAAAAAGTTTATGTCTTCCATATCAATAGATATCACTGCCAATTACAAGCAAGTAGACGAGGCTATCAAGAAAATAGAGGAGCTAAAGAAGGTCTTGAAGGATGTCCATGTGGATGATCCCAGATCGAAAGTCATATTGTCCCAGATAGAGGATCAAAAGAAAGTGATCGATGAGCTTACCGAGCAGGTACGAAAGCTAAAGGAGGAGCAAGCCCAACAAGTCCAATCGGCTATCAATGATAGCAAGAGACAAGAGCAAGAGATAGCTAGGCTTGCGCAATCCTATAAGGCGTTATATGAGCAAATGAACGCCGAGGCCGGAAAGACCAAAAGAACGGTCGAGGTAATTCCTCCGTCTGCCGCCCAGACGCAAGCTACCGCCCAAGTGAACCAACAGAGATCGGCTTATGACAACCTTAACGAGGAAATCACCAAGGTAAACGGGACATTGGATCAGCATGTGGCGAAGCTTATCCGAGAACAAGGCTCATTGGCTAAGGTAAAAAACGAGCTGGCCAATCTAGCCAAGCAGGAGAAAGACAACGGATCGTTAAACGATAAGCAAAAACAAAGAAGGGAGGAACTTACCAGATCCTTATATGAGTACAAGCAGAATATATCCTCTCTCCAGCAATCCATACGTAACGATGTAAAGCTGAACAAGGCCGCTCAAGGATCTATTGATGAATTGTCGTTATCCTTGGGGAAGATGAGGGATCTTTATCGTTCCATGAGCGCAACGATGCAATCCTCTTCTTTCGGGAAGGCGTTGCTGTCAGAGATAAAAAACGTGGATGCGGAGGTCAAGCGGCTTGACGCTTCTCTTGGCAATCATCAAAGAAATGTAGGTAATTACGCTAGCGCATTGGATGACGCAAGCGTCTCTCTTAATGACATGATGAAAAATATATCGGCGCTTCCCGGTCCTATAGGGCAATCTGCTTCCGCCATGCAAGGCTTGACTAAGGCATCCTTGCGATTTATTGCCACGCCAATAGGGTCGGTTTTGGCTGGGATATCGTTGGCTCTTATGGCCTTGACTTCTTGGTTTAAACGAACAAGGGAAGGTGAGGAAGCGTTGAATGTCACGAGTGCTTATTTCAAGCAAACCTTGGATTCCATATTAGATGTGGTGGATGATGTGGGCGAATGGCTTTATAAGGCGTTCACAAAGCCCAAAGAGGGTGCAAAGGATTTAGTTGATTTTATCAAAGATCATTTGATGAATCATTTAAATGCTTTGGGAAAAGTCGGTGCGGCTGTATGGAAAATATTAGGCGGTGAGGTAGGAGAAGGGTTGAAAGATTTAGGGAACGCTATCGCACAAGGTTTTTCCGGTATAGAGGACCCGTTGAGTAAAGCTTCTAAATTCATGGACGATATAATAGATAAGGGTAATAAACATGCAAAATTAGCTAGACGTGAGAACGCTTTAGAGAATAGGCGGACGGCTTGGATCGCAAAAAGAGCGGAGATTGAGGCTAGAATAAGCGAGTTGAGGGAGAAATCTCAAAATGCGGCTTATTCAGATAAAGAACGTCTGGAAGCCTCAAAAGAAGCCTCTAAGTTGGTAAAAGAAATGTATGATGAGGAGGTAGATATGGCTCAAGAACATTTTGAGATCATAAAAGAGACAAATTCCTTGTCGCATTCTAATGGGAAAGCGTTGCAGGAACAAGCGGAAGCAGAGGCAGACGTAAATAAGCAATTAGCGGAAAGAGCATCAAGACTTCGTGAATTGTCTAGTCAGCAGAGAGAAATAGGTAACAGGATTAAAGCCCAAGGCGTTAGCGCCAATAAAGAAAAGGTTGAGACCTCCGAGAGACTTATGGCTATAGAGGAAGGCCGCAAGAAGATCCAAGATAAGGAATTGGAGGTAGAGATGCAGATCCAGCAAACCCGCATAAACGCTATGAAAGAGGGATCGGATAAGCGTATCGCCCAATTAAGGCTTGATTATAAGAAGCAGACACAAGAGGTTACGAAATTAGGGGAGGTGTTCTTGAAGGCTCAACAGGAGATCGAGAGAAAGGCGTTCGAGGCGGCTAATCCTAAAGCCAAGGAAGAAGGGAAGGCTTTTACTCCCACAACAACGAAGGTTTCTGAATTGCCACAGGAGCAATTACAGCTACTTGCTGATATGTTAGCGGCTATAACGATCGAGACACAGGCTAAAGAGGCTGAGTTACTCAAGGGTACATTGGATAAGTATAAGGATTACGCCAAACAAAGGGAGGATATCGAGAAGCAATACAATGAGGATGTCAAGTTTTTGCAGAGTCGGAGAAACGAGGAGAACGCCAAACAGATAGACTCCGCTTTAGAAGAGGCTGACAAGAAAAGGAAGGAGAGCCTATCTAAGATCAACCTAGAGGAACTCAAGGAGAATATAGATTGGACTTCCGTGTTCGGTAACCTTGACAGAGTTGCTACCGAGGCATTGTCCGGAATCAAGGAAAAGCTCCAACAATACCTTCAAGACGCTGTCGGAACCATAAGCAAGGAGGATTTCAAGACGGTATCGGATGCTATCGAGCAAATCAACGAGGCCATGACCGATCGAAAGCCTATCGATCAATTACGCCAAGGGTATGATGAGTATAAGGAGACAATAGAGGAAGTGGCCGTCGCTCAAAAAGAGTTGAATGATCTGGAGTCTAGCGGGGCCGCATCCAAGGAGGCTTTGGAGATGGCGAACAAAAAATTGACGGAATCGTTAAACAAGCGTAGATCCTCCTTGGTCAAGATGACATCGGCCATAAACTCCATGGGAGAGAAAGGGCAGGATATCGTTACTGCTGGGAATAATATTGCTGATATGCTCACCGACTTGGGTGTTTCCGTCCCGGAATCCATATCCAAGGCTTTGGACGGAGTGAGTCAAGTCATGTCCAGTCTGGCTAGCATAGATCTCACCAAGCCGTTTAGTGTCATTACGTCCGCTACCGGTATAATCGGAGGTATCGGCAAGGCCATAGGAGGATTGTTCGGTGGTGGTAAGAATGTAGTGGCTCAAGAGACGATCGATAGCTATAATAACCTCATGGAGGTGATGGATGGAGTTATCTCCCGTCAACAGGAATTACTTGATGGATTGAGCGGGGCCGATGCGATGGAGGCTTATAATAGGGCTAAAGATCTTATCGAAAAGCAGATTGACATGACCAAGAAACTAGGCTTGGCCCAGCTTAATGCGGGGTCAAGCTCGGGTTCTCATTCTTATGGATATAGGGCTATCCGGGATTTGAGGGCTTATGATAAGGAATTGAAGGCTATCGGCATTGATCTGGACTCGTTGGGAGGCCGTGCGGAGGGCTTGTTCGAGCTTGATCCGGAAGTGATAAGGCAACTCAAGGATGATGTCCCGGAAGCTTGGTTTAGGATAGATGATGACGCTAGGGGATATCTTGAGACATTGATAGATCTGGATGACAAGACGAAGGAACTGGAGGAGGATAGCAAGGAGGCTCTTACTGGCATATCCTTTGATTCCGCAAGGTCGGAGCTTAGGAATCTCCTGCTGGATACTGACACCACGATGGCCGAAGTTGCGGAGCATTTCGAGGACTATATGAGACAAGCAATTGTCAATACTATAATTGATAAGACATTAAGTGAAAGAATCAAAAAATGGTATGAAAAATTCTCTGAAGCTATGGCTGATGGAGAGTTAAGTGATTTAGAAAAAAAGGATTTACAAGAGACTTATAAAAAGATATATGAGGATGCTGCCAAGGAAAGGGACGCTGCTTTTGAGGCTGCGGGTCTTGGCAAGGAGACAAAAACGGAAGCACAAAAGGCTACCGCTAGAGGTTTCGAGACCATGACACAGGATCAGGCGGCGGAGTTGAATGGGCGTTTCACGGCGTTACAGGAAAGTGGAAATGTAATCTCGGAGCAAAATTTGACACAGACATCCTTGTTGTCAAGTATTGTTACCTCTATTGGGGGTGTCTTGTCCGCCAATGATTCCGTAAGGGATATAGCGGGAGAGATTAGGGATTTCCAAGTACAATCGTTCTTGGAGATACAAGAGATAAATGACACGACCAAAAGCATAGATAAGACGCTGAAGACGATGTCACAAAACATAGAACAAGTAAAAAGAAATACGGGAGGGATATAATGACTGGGCAATTATATATAAATAATAGAGACGCTTATGTAGTATATGGTGTCGTTATGAGCGATAATTTCCTAGAGAACATATCAATAGCGGCTCCATTAAAGGATTTTATTGAGAACGAGAGCCGTCTAGAGCATGGCAAGAGAATGATAATATCCAATCCTAGGTTAGCTAGCCGCAACGTGACCCTTACTTTTACGATAAACGGAAAGACACCAGAGGAATACCTAGATCATTATAGGGCTTTCGTAGCGGAATTGCACAAGGGTAACGTTGCGCTACGTGTACCGGCATTAGGGGAGACCTATAAGTTGGTATACCTAAACTCAGCGTCATATGCCTTGGACGGATCTCGTACCGTTTCCAAGCTGGCTTGCAAATTTGTCGAGCCTAACCCACAAGACAGGACGTAGCCTAAAAATTACAACAATCCCGCCATTGTTTTTTTTAGGTCCGCTTGATTTTTTGTCATCCCCCTCATATGCGTGAACTTTGAGTTCATGATCGAGATAAAAGACATATCGGGCAATACTCGTTTCTCGACCCCTATAAACCGGGGCGCAAAGGGGAGATTCACCTTGATGAAGGAGGACTATATAACCCTTCCTTTTAGCGTTGAAACGCCTATTGATTTCAAGCCGGGCGACTATGTGGACATGAGAGGGGTACTCGATGACGCTTTAGGGGGTAAGCTGTCTAAGGTATATAAATACCTATCCTTGCAGAAGCCCAATGTGGCGCCGGGAAAATATGATTATGAGTTAAGGTTGGACGCTTATTATTATGAGTGGAACACGAAGATATTCAAGTATACCCCGGAAAATCGTGGACAGGAGGCAGGATGGAACCTTACCGCCACTCTTGACGCGCAACTGGGCGTGTTCCTGCGTAACCTGAAAGCTAATGGATACACGTATAACGGCATCGATTATGACTTTGATATAGACAACACGGTCGAGAACAAGGCCGTGTTGATGTCTTATGACAATATCCACCTTTTGGACGCCCTTTTCTCGATGGCCGCCGAGGACAAGTGGAATTGCGACTGCTGGATAACCGAGAATATTATCCATTTCGGACGATGCGAGTTCGGTGACGCCGTAAAGATAGAGTTGGGCGTAGAGGCTTCCTCTATGACCCGTAACGATAGCAAGGGTACTTACGCAACACGTATATACGTGTTCGGAGGTACCAGAAACATCCCTGTCAACTATCGTCCGGTAGATGAGCAGACCGTAGTCAACGGTGTCGTGCAAAAGCGGCTCATGCTCCCATCTGGGACACCGTATATCGATGCCTATCCCGGCATGACCAACGCCGAGGCCGTGGAGGACGTGGTGGTATTTGATGATATCTATCCCAGACGGATAGGTACGTTGTCGGATGTTAAGACCGTGAACAGGAACATAGAGACGGACGGAGAGGTGGCGGGGACTTTCAAGGCTTATCAATACAAGGATACCGGATTGGTGTTCAAGGATGAATATATCATAGAGGGCGAGAAATTGAAGGTCACGTTCCAATCCGGGAGACTTAATGGCATGACTTTCGGAGTCACTTTTAATCCCGAGGGATCGGAACCCGTCGAGCAATTATGGGAGATCGTCGCTAACGAGGATTATGGCCGCTTGTTACCAGACGATGTGATCCGTCCGGAGAACGGCGATAAATATATACTTTCCGGATTCAATATACAATTAGTGTCCGACCAATATATACCGGAGGCGGAGGCGGAGCTTCTGGCCAAGGGTAAAGAATATATAAAGAGAACCAGTATTGACGATGGCACGTACCCGACTACGTTGGACTCGGAATGGGTCTATCAAGACCAGATCAACCGGACTTACGACGTGGGGCAGAGGATGCGGATGGTCAATCCCGCTTTCTTCTCGTCGGAAGGGCGTATCAGTCGTGTTATAGGCTGGGAGATGAGCCTTGATATCCCTTATGATTCTCCTGTATATACTATAGGCGAGAGCACTCAATACAGCCGGCTTGGTGAATTGGAGGACAAGGTTGATTCCTTGACTTATAAAGGACAGACATATACCGGTTCCGGGGGAAGCGGCGTATACGTTATCCGTACCAATGACTCCACCCCGGCAAGCGACAGCAACGTATTCTCCGCCCTTCGCTCGTTGGCGACATTCTTGCGCAAGGACAAGCCGGACCAGACCAAATATCTAATCAAGCTCCTCGGAGGATTGATATCCGATAATATCGAGTCTCAGGATTTTGCCGCCGGTCCTTTCGGCACGGGGTTCCTCGTGAAAAGGGACCCAAAGACCGGTAAATCATATATAGAGGCGGACGAGATCTACATCCGCCTTAAAGCGTATTTCGATACCTTGGAGATCAAGCACCTCTCTCACGTGGGAGGGCGTATCGTATTATCTCCGGCGAGCATGGAGTGCATTCGGGTGGAGGAGGTATCGGTAGAGCTGGATGCCTTGTATGACTTTAACGGCGATCCGCTATATGATGTGGAGGATAGCCGGTTGTACTCATTAGGAGGCTCCGGACGTGCCACTACCAACGTGTATAGGTGTTATTTCCGGCAGACCGACGGGGAGAGGGAGATCGTAAATGAGTTCGCTATCGATGACATGGCCCAATGCCGAGAGTTTAACGTGAAGACCGGGATATCCCATAATGTCCGTAACCAGTATTACTGGCGCAGGGTCGTAGGCTTGGGGGGTGATTATATAGACTTGTCGATGGATGATTGTGACCCCGGCAGCATGGTCCCGAAGGCGGGTGATACGATCGTCACGATAGGCAACAAGACGGATACCAATCGTCAGCATGTAGTTTATCTATCCTCCTACGACGATGACGCCCCGTGCTTCAAGCTGTATTCCGGTATCAACTCTTACTCGATGCTGAATAAGGAAGTGACGGTCATTTCCCCGAACGCCGACAAGAACGTATTCACGGGCAAGGTAGTCATAAAACCGGGGTCTGCCGGCTTCGAGAACTTGACAGACAAGCCGGACATGGAAGGCATAAATAATTCCATCAAGAATGCCCAAGAAGCCGCCTCCGCCGCCCAAGAGGCTATCGAGGGAGTGCAAGGCTCGGTGGATGATTTCAAGTATTACGTTGATAACACCTTCGCCGATGGAATCATATCGGAGGCGGAGACCAAGGATATCGCCCGCTATATAGATATCGTAAACAACGAGAAGGCATCGTCATTGGCTACATATAATGAGTTGAGGATCAATCCTTATCTTGACGGGGCAGAGCTTGTCTCCTTGGAAGAGGCCAAGGAAACCCTGTTCTCTTCCATAGATAGCCTGATCGACGCCGTAAACAAGGCCATAGCGGACAAGAAGGCCACGGAAGAGGAGATAGCCGATATAAACGATAAATACACGGAGTTCAATACCGCTTGCGGTAATTTTTATTCCGCTGTGGAGAACGCTAACAAAAAAATACAGGATAATCTTAAGTCATACTCGGATAACGCCCAGAAAGCCGCGGATGAGGCTAACAAGAACGCTACGAGCGCGATGGACAGCGCCAATACCGCCAAGAGCGATGTCTTGGGCTTGAAGGACTTCACGGACGAGGCATTCGAGGACGGGATTATCTCCAGATCGGAGGCGGTGGCCATAGGAAAGTACACCAATACGGTGAACGCCACCAAGAAAGAGGTGGAATCAACCTACAACACGTTATATACCAACCCTTTCCTTTCCGGTACCCCAAAAACGGATTTACTGAACGCCAAGGTGACGTTCATGGGAGCGGTGGATAACCTGTTGGCATCTATACAGACGGCCATTTCGGACGGTAAGACGACAATAACCGAGAAGGAGATTGTCGATAGCAAGTTCTCCGCGTTCAACAGCGCCTATGCCTCACTTGCCACGGCCATAGAGAACGCTAACAAGGCGATCCAGCAGAAGATCAAGGAGGAGGCGGTCAATGAGGCCTCCGATGGTTTTATCTCCGATATCGAGACGATTACCGAGGCGGACAAAAACGAGATGGCCAAACAATTGGGATACGCGGATTACGCCTCGATGAAGGAACAAGCGGCGAAGGGCAAGACCCTCATAAACGGGGCATCTATCAATACCCAGTTGATAGATACGGACTTGCTCATCACTTCTCTCGTTATAGCCAAGGCGATAAAAACAAGTAACTTGAACGTAAATAATAAGTTCATAGTTAAGACCGATGGCTCCGTGGACATGAACGGCATCTTTCACTCCCTTGGTACTAAGACGGAGCTTGTCATCTCTAACGGTTATTTGAGGATCGCCTATAACGGGGAAGAGATCATGCGTTTCGCCGTGAACCAGAATACGGGTATGCCAGAGCTGAATATGCACAAGGGAGATAAGAGCGTGTTTATCTCCCCGGAGAAACTTGTGTTCGGTTTTGGCTCAGGGAATAATTTCTTGACTCTTAATCCCAGTGACATTGGAGGGGGAGACGTGAGAAAGAAAAGTGATGGGACCTTGTATGTGACCACTGGAGAAACCTCCTTGATAACGGTTGGGATCTACGTGTCTCCGCAGGAGGGAGGTACGACAATCCCTACACCGGGATCTATGCTGTTCAAATACGAGGGAGAGCAGGAGTACGTGGAGGCTATACCCAACGATGGGTATGAGTTCTCCAGATGGAGCGATGGTGGCGCCCAACGCCATTTGGTTACATGGGATGTCTCAGGCAAGGGGATAACCGCGTATTTCACCAAGATACAGGTGACTCAATATACGGTGACCCTGATAGCCAACCCGCAACAGGGCGGTACCGTGTCTGGAGGAGGTGCCGCCGACAAGGGGACGGTACGCTCGGTATCCGCTACCCCCGCCTCCGGTTACCGCTTTGTCAGCTGGAGCGATGGGGGGAACCAGACCCACAACGTCACTTGGGACGCTAATAAGACCTTGACCGCTAATTTCGAGAAGGCTATTATAACGGGTGACGAGATATTGCTTGGAGTTTCATTGACATCGGATACATATACGAGCGTGCTGAAGACGGGGACGGATACTTTGATGGCTTCTACGTCCGGCGGCAGGATGATAGTCATGTCCTCGCCCGGCAATCAAGGATGGGTGCTGTTCAACAAGGGATATCTCGGGAGCAAGCTGTCGAATGGGCATATATACAGGCTAAGTATCACGGCCAAGTCATCTTCCGATACGGTCACTTTCTTGGCGGGCATAGGTTCTATAGATCCCGGTGGTGAGTTCAACGACATTTCCTCGGGAGATTTAATCTATGGCGAGCAGATAACGACATCTGTGGAGACCTTTACAGTGGATATAACGCCTTTCAAAAGAGATAGTACGGTAAGCGACGCCGTGGTAATGGCGTTCTTTCCAGAAAAATTGTCCACTATAACAATAACGGGTATATCGTTGAAGGAGGTGTGATATGGGAATCATTAACAAGACAACAGATAAGATAAACGTCTTGCTTGACAAGATAGCGGATATTCCGGAGGAGGGTCTGGCAGGGAAGACCCCAGTATTGGAAGACGTGAGAGTCATCACCCTATCCGCGGGTAGCGATGCCACAGGCGATATCGAGAGAACCGGGGTTGATAGTGAGGGAAACCCATTGTACGTGATAAATCTAGGTATCCCACGAGGTAAGGACGGGACTTCTGGAGGTCCCGCCAGTATAGACTGGACCAATGTCCTTAATAAGCCAGAATGGATAATGTCATCCACTAAACCATCATATACGGCCGATGAGGTCGGGGCATTACCCTCAAGCACCTCTTTCAAGACGGTTAACGGTGAATCCATATTGGGGGAGGGTGATATAGAAATCACATCCGAGGGAGGGAACGGCGTAGGACGAAACTACCCCGGTTACAAGAACGCCGAGATATTCAACGATTACGAGAATAACAAGGCAGCCGGAGCCTACGCCCACGCCGAGGGCATGAATACGAATGCTACCGGTCCTAGATCTCACGCCGAGGGGCATAAGACGAATGTTTTCGCCGCCGATGCCCATGCCGAGGGGAGGGAGACGTGGTGCTTGGGACCACAAGGGCATGTGGAAGGGATGAACGGGATCGCTTGGGGAGGGCTGTCGCATGTCGAGGGACTGGCCGCTTGTATAGAGAATGGATCTTACGTGCCGCCCGTTGAAGGGGGGAAAAAAATTCTCAACGAAGAGGATTTGATCAGGACGATATGGGATACATATGGCCTCGCATGGGGGAAAGAAATTATCGTAAGTGAGGACTTGTTTAATGATTATTATATACATGCTTCCTTTGGGGAAAGAAACCATGTAGAGGGAGTTAATAATGTCGTTTTAAACAATTGTGTACACGTGGAAGGTCGTGGAAATGTATCGGGGGCCTCCGTAACCGCGCATGGGGCTGCTCAGATAGACCACGTGATCCATATAGAGGGATGCTGGAATACGGTCTATCCCCAATCTAGGGATACGGGATGTCACATAGAGGGAAAATCCAACCTCGTACGTGAGTCTGTGGATGGTTCCACGATATATTACGCCACCGCTGCCCATGTGGAAGGAGAGAATAACGTCATAGATTGCCTGTCGCATATCGGTGATGATTACATCCGGGGGAATGCCAGATGGTCGCATGTGGGGGGATACTCATGCTCTGTCGTTAGGGCCAGTTACGCTTTTGCCCATGGTGACCATGTTTCCGTGTCCAATGATCATGAGGTGTCGTTCGGACGTTACAACCTCTCTGAGATCAACGGTAATAAAGTTTTGTTCTCTTATGGTATAGGCGACAACGAGTCGAGTCGGGAGAACGCCCTCTCGATATTGGAGGATGGAACGGTGGTGATTCCCCGGCTGGACGGGGGAAGTGTCAAGGAGCAAATAGAAGCTGCCATACAACCATTAACCAACAAGGTTAACAATATATATAAAGAGCTCAAGGGAATTATAGACGAGCAATCCAAGCAAATACAAGATTTGTTAGCCTTAATACCGTCGGTGAAGGTAGAGAATGACATATTGATGATCGGGACACCCAAGGCTTTCGTGATAGGTAGCGTGCTGGTCTTGACAAGGAATCTTCCGGCAGGCGTGTCCGATGATACGCTTACGATTACCGATACGTCGGTGAGGGTAGAGAATGATATATTAACAATCGAATAAAAACTAAGGATATTATGAGTACGATTAAAAAAGTAAACGTAAACGGGCAAGAGTATGATTTGGCCGGTTCTGGAGGCGGTGGGGCTTTGATCGAGATAACCTACTCGGAGCTAGTAGCTCTTAGGGATAGTGGTGGTCTTGTTCAAGGGAATAAATACCGGATAACGGATTATAACGCCGTCTTTAACACGTTAAAATCAGCGGGACATCAATTTGATATCGTAGTGGAGGCATTGTCTTCATCTGAACTTTCTGAGAAAGCCTCCGCTATGATACATGAGGGAGATGTATATTTCAAAAACTCCCATCTGGATCTATGGACTGTCTATTACTCATTGGATAACGACACTTCTCGCTTTAAAGAGGCATCGGCTTCTGGAAAAGGCTTTATCTGGAGATTAATAGATGAGTATAATAACGATGTATGCTTCGATTTCAAGAACGCTCTTTTTACAATGAACGGATCGGATTTTCCATTTATAACATCTTCAAATGGAAGTCTTGATTTTTATTTATTCTCTTATAATACGGGCACAGGGTTTGCCTCACAATCAAATATTATAGACTTATCGACTACAAATCCATCGAATGTTTCGAATAATTTTGTCTCATTTGATCTTAAAACAAATTTCTATGTTGTTCTAGGAGCAGATAAATCGGCATTAGAAGTTATAGGAACTCGAGCTAAAATCTTAAATAATAAAGTTCTCAATAGTAAAGTAAGGCTTATGTCTAGTTCAGGAGGCATGGGCTTTAAATATTGCGATTTTACAGGAATTATTGATTCTAAATGTTTATTGGGTGCATCAAATACTTCATTTGGCCAAATGAATATAGAGAGCGAAAGCTCGTTATCCAATGCATCTATTAGTGGAAGCATAATAAAAGGTGTTAATAAAATTATAACTAATGGACACCAATTTTCCTCTAACGATGTATCATGTGATGAAATGAGTCAAGAACTTCATATTCTTATGGATATCAAAGGGTGTATAATAAGAATCGATAACGGTACAACTAATAACGTGCCATGTGTCTTATCAGAAGAGACATTAGGAGTCGATAAGGTCGTAAATAAACTAATATGGGCCAAGATAGAATCCTCCATTTTTAAGTATAAAGTTATAGATCCATTTGATATTCAATAATATGGAAGCTATTCGCATAGGAAACGACATCAATATAGAATGGACCATCTTCCGGGACGGTAAGCCCGAGTCTTTGGATGGCAAGAACATTAGCGTCTTCATGACCAATGGCTATAAGAAGATGGAGGTAAAAGACCTCCACTTCCGGGATAACGTGATACGATTCACTTACTTAGGTAAAGACCAAGATTATAACGGTGTCTATACGCTGACCCTTATCGAGAACAAAGGGAAGGAGGGCATGTACACCGTAGACGCTTGCGATGCGTTCCGTCTTATCCCACGGTCGTGCTCCGTAGGTGGAGATACGGGATGCGGCAGCGTCAAGGTGACAACGGTAAAGCTAACGGGAGATATATCCGTTCCTGCCGTAACCGGAGATTATGAAAGTATGACCAATAAACCACGGATCAACGGGGTTGAGTTGGTCGGGGATAAGTCCCTAGAGGAGTTAGGGATACCCATTCTGCCTGATAATATCGTAACCGATGCCGATTACACGCATACGGATAACAACTTGACGGACGCTCTTTTGGAAAAGCTCGACGGATTGAGTAATTACGATGATACGGCGTTAAGAGAGGCTTTAACCTCCGAGATCAGCAGGGCGAAGGAGGTAGAGGGGGATCTTGACACGGCCATAAGGAAAGTGGCTTCCGATCTGTCCACGTTTATAACGGGAGATCCGGACGCGGACAATGTCATCAACAGATGGCAGGAGGTGGTGGAGTTCTTGTCCGGTATGACAGAGGATAAGGATATGGCCGGAGTGTTGCTGGATTTGAAAAAACAAATACTTGCGGAGGTCACGAGTATCTTGTCAGGTTATTACACGTCCGGACAGATTGACGATAGGTTTGTCGAGAAGATCAAAGGGAAGGGACTTAGCACAAACGACCTTACGGATGAGCTGTTATCTAAGATCAACGGCTTATCCAACTATGATGATGAATGGGTCAGGAGTGAGATCGCCTCTATCAAGGCGGATATCGACACGTTATTGGGTGATGGAGCGAGCGACGCTATAGATACCTTCCATGAGATCGAGTTTTTTTTGCAGGGTATTACGGATAAGGAAACCCTAACCGGTCTTCTCAATGACTTGCGTGCGGAGATAACGGCTTTGATCCCAACCAAGACATCCCAATTAACAAATGACGATCACATCGTAAAGGACGCTAATTACGTCCATACGGACAATAATTATACTGACGAAGATAAGGGTAAGTTGGATGGATTGGATAATTACGACGATACGGATATCCGGAATCTGGTCACCGGTCTAAGGACGGACGTTGATAAGTTAAAGCCCGTTGTCACATCCACCCCGTCTAACGGGCAGATAACCATAACGCCGGACAAGGCAAAAAATGACGATTCGGACGTGTCGATAACGCTGGAGACCAAGGGGGACAAGGATAAGTCGCTGATGGCCGACGGCAATTACCGCAAGCTCCCCGTGCACGGGAGGAACCTGTTGCTGGGATCGGGGAAGGAGGTGAGTAACTCGAATTATAATATAGCTAATTATTGGTTGGCGGAGCAGATACCAAAAGGCACACAAGTAACTGTTACAATATGGGGGGAATTAGGAGAAGATGTCACTTCGTTTGCCTTATATAATTCTGGCGGAGGGGCTGGTGCTGGTGTTCCCATTCCTCTTCTGGTTCCAGTAAACGGTAAGGCGAGTATAACTTTCAATTGGAATATTCATGATTCATCCTCAGTAGTTTCAAATACGCATTTGGCTATTTTTACGTATCCGTTTGGGGGTGCTCATGCGGATATCTCTACCATCTACAAGATTAAGCTCGAGTACGGCGACATCTCCACCGAGTGGACCCCCGCTTGGGAGGACATCCCCGACATCGAGGAACGGTACGCCTACGGTGTAGAGTGGGACATGGCTTTGTCAAGCCCGGACGGGAAGCGTGTGGGGAATATGCAACTGCATCGGGAGTTGCCGGTGCAGAGTAAGATAAGAGGGTGCGTGTTAGATAATAGCGGGGGAGTGAAAAAATATTTAGGAGCATCTTCTTGGTCACAAGAGGATATGTCTATAGATTATCTTTTAGAGGCTATAATGGCAGAAATGGATAGGTTTTGGATTCGTTTCTACATAAAAGGCCTTAAGTTTGGATGTATGATGTCTGATACTCCTATGCCCGGATATACCTATATTAATAAACGTTATATGAGTGCTTTCGAGGGAGGAATAGATAGGCCGTCGATGACTTTATTGTCTGCCTATGGAGTAGGTAGCACAAACGTAAATAGAAGAGGTGGCGACAACACCTCCGACTGGGACGGCACCTACCGTTCCTTGCTAGGCCGTCCCGTCACCAACCTAACCCGAGACCAATTCCGACAAGCCGCGAGGAAACGTGGCAGCGGCTGGGAAATGTATACCTACAACGCCCACAAGACCCTGTTCTGGCTATTCGCCGTCGAGTACGCCACGCTGGACAGCCAGAAGCCTTTCAACGCCCAGAAGGACGCTAACGGTTTCGCCCAAGGTGGCTTAGGTCCGGGACCGACGCAAATGACGGATTGGACTAACTTCAATAACGCCAATCCCCTTATCCCATGCGGCTATACCAACGAGTTCGGGAACGGATCGGGAGAGAAGGCATATGTCGTGAAGAACGCTTCCGGCGGTACTCATGCCACATTGATGGCTAACAGGTATCGTGGTATAGAGAATCCGTTCGGTCATATCTGGAAATACACCGACGGGGCCAATATACAGGTCACCACGGGCGATACCGGATTGTCTATATTATGGACTACCGATGACCCGTCAAACTTCAGCGATACATCTTACACAGGCTATAACAAGAAAGGCAACATCTGCCGTACCAATGGTTATGCCAAGAAGATGCTCCTAGGTGAGGATGGTGATATCGTAGCTACGGAGATCGGCGGTAGTAGTTCTACCTACTGGTGCGACTACTACTACACCTACACATCGGCTAACCGCATGCAGGTGGTGCTGGTTGGCGGTAACGCGGACAACGGGTCGAATGCGGGCCTCGCTTACGTGAATACGTCTAATGCGCCTTCCGATGCGTATCGTAGCTTCGGTTCACGCCTTTGCTTTTTCCCCGAATATCGTAAAACGTCGGCGTAGCCGCACGTCTCACGTCGGGAATTTTTTGTATAACGTTTAATGAGGATAAAAATGGAAGAAGAAAAGAATAAAGATGACGGCAGCTTGTCGTTCTTGAATATCCCAAGGGATAAGAACTCAAGGCATTTTAATTGTCCGGAGATCACCCAACAGAAGTTGACGAATCTCACGTTCTGGGTAATCGATTACATGGATGGCGTGTCCACCAAGTTCGGGAAAGACAGGGCGCTTGTCATGATCAAGGAGAATCTTGAGGATAAAGATAGTGATGCGAAGAAATTCTTTACGAACTCCCAAGAGATCAAGTACGTTCTTGGTAAGATAAAGGAGATGGACAAGTTCCCTAGGAAAGTGACGATGCGAGCCTCCGGGAACAGGTATTATCTCGAATGACGGAATGAGGGTCGATCATCCCTAGGTGGTGCTGGTTGGCGGTAACGCGGACAACAGGTCGAATGCAGGCCTCGCTAACGTGAATACGAATAATGCGCCTTCCGATGCGAATCGTAACATCGGTTCACGCCTATACTTTTAGAGAGGGGAAAAGATATTTAGATAACAAACAGGGATGGTGGCCTCGCCTCTTGGCGAAAAAAGTCTCCCCATATAAAGGGTGTTGGTAGGGAAACCGAAGACTCCCTATGATAAAAAGCAAATTAATGACAATAAAATGAAGAGAATAGGGAATTTATTTGATAAGATAGCGAATATGGACAACTTGATACTTGCGGACATGAAAGCCCGAAGGGGAAAGAAGGATTCATACGGCATAAGGTTGTTCGACAAGGACAAAGAGGGTAATCTAAGCCGTTTACTAAAGTCTCTGCTGGATGGCACGTTCAAGACTTCCAAGTACCGGACTGATACCATCTATGAGCCAAAAGAAAGGATCATCTTCAAGCTCCCTTATTATCCGGACAGGATATTGCATCATGCCATAATGAACGTCATGGAACCTATATGGGTTTCCGTGTTCACGGCTGATACGACATCATGTATCAAGGGAAGAGGAATAACGGAGGCGTATAAGAGGACAAGACGGGCTTTGTCCGATCGTGAATCCGTCTATTGCCTCAAGGTTGATATCCGCAAATTCTATCCGTCAATAGACCATGAGGTGTTGAAAGGCATCGCTCGGAAGAAGATCAAGGACGATCGCTTGCTTATGTTGTTGGATGAGATCATCGATTCCGCTCCCGGCGTTCCGATCGGGAACTATCTTAGCCAATATCTTGCGAATCTTTATCTCGCCTATCTGGATCACGAGATAAAGGAGATTATAGATATAAGGCATTATATCAGATACGCGGATGACATGACTTTTTTCCATCATGATAAGTGTTTCTTGAGAAACGTATTACTTCCGTGGCTTATCGATAGATTGGCCGTGTTGAAGTTGGAGCTGAAAGGGAATTACCAGATATTTAAGATCGCTGAGAGAAGATCGGATAAAAGCGGCCGTGGTGTAGATTTCGTGGGTTTCGTATTTTACAAGGAGCATATACGGATAAGGAAGAGGACTAAGCAAAATCTATGTCGTGCGGCGGCTAGATTGAATAAAGTCCCGAATATATCCTTAACGGAATACAAGGCAGGTCTAGCCGGTTGGCTGGGCTGGATATATGATAGCGATAGCAAGCATTTAGCTAAGAAAATTTTAAAACCAGAGTTTTATGAAGCGATCATGGAGCGACACAATGCCGCCTAGAATAGAGCGGGACGGTGACGGTTCCTACCTGTACCGGTGGGACGTTAGAGAGGAGACAAGGGAGATGGGTGACGATATGGCCCCCGTAATCTCCTATAGTTACAACGAGGTCAGGGTATGGCCCACGTTGACGGCCAACAAGATATTGGAGGCCTGTATCAACGCCCTATGGGACAAGGACGTGGAGCAAAAGAAGCTGAACGACTACAACGCCGCCCAGCTAGGCATATTGGACTTGTCATACGTGGAGTCTTATAAGACGTTCCTTAACGAGAGGAAGGCGTTGAAAGACCGTGTGGATAGCGATTTCGCCGAGTGGGAGGCGGCGAGAGAGGAGGAGAGCATAGTGGTTTTATAACTAAATAAAAAAAAGGATCGGAAGAATGGAATTTTTTAAAATGATTTGCAGTATGAGGGAGCTACTGACTGTAGTCGTGTTTGAGATGTTCATCGTTATGGTGGCGATGGGGTGGGATTTCGCCTCGGGTTATTACAAGGCTAAATTGAGGGGCGAGGAGCGTAATTCATACGGCATGCGTAGGACGGTCAGCAAGTTCATACTTTACGCTGGTAGCGTATGTATAGCGTGCGGGATAGACTCGGTTTGCTACGTGTGCCGGTTCTGGGAATTTATCCATCTGCCTTTCTTGACCAATGTCCCGGTCGTATCCTCGATAGTGACCGTATTTATCTTGATAACGGAGGTTCGGTCTATCTGGGAGAAGGCTGACGCCAAACAAAGGAGGCAGGCGAGTAAGACAGCCGACATGATCGGTAAGGTTGTAACGCAAAAGGTTTTGGAGGACGCTTTGACAAACGCTTTATCCAATGCCATGAATAAAAAGAAGAAAGGAGAGTAAAATATGGGGAAAAATAATTTACCTCGTGGGTATAGAAACGCAAACCCGGGAAACATCCGGATCAACGGAGACTTGTTCCAAGGGGAGATACGACCAAGCAAAGACAAGTCGTTCAAACAGTTTGAGACGATGGCGTATGGCTATCGGGCGATCTTTAAGATCCTGTCGAACTACTATCGAAACTATAAACTTGACACGATCCGCAAGATGATAGGAAGATGGGCGCCTGAAAATGAGAATGAAACGGATGCCTACGTTAAGGCCGTGTCCGATTACGCCGGGATACCGGCTGACGATCCTGTAAATATCAACGATCGTGAGCAGATGATCCGTATTGTCGCTGGTATGAGTCGGATCGAGAACGGTAGGGAGGCTGAAATGTCGGACGTTATAGCTGGGTGGAACTTGCTATGAGAATATGGTATGTCATATTGTTATGCCTTTTCTGTGCCTGTGGAACCTCCAAGAAATCCACGGATACGGAGAGGCATGCCACTACAAGTGTCAGTCTATCGGATAGTATCTTCAAAAAAGACAGCCTTTCGGCCATAGAGCGGATATTATCTAACGAGAGATTGAGCGCCCGGATCTTGGTCGTGGAGTGGTCTTCTCCAGACAGCGTGGGGAACCTGTATCCTGTCAAGACATCCGATATAACCATAGGAAAGGAGCGAGAGGAATCAGGCGAGAAGATCGTTTCGTCCGGATCTGATATGACAGAGATGAGGACGGATAACAAGGTGGTCGTCTCCGATGAGAGAGAAACGATAAACGTGGACAAGGAAACGAGGCTTATCCATCCTAGGGTATGGTGGTATTTGTTGGTAGGAGGAATGATTGCGGCCATGTTATGGTGGATCATTAATAAGAGAGGGTGATTTAATATTGATACATAGTGTTATCCAATGACTCCGTGAGGACGAGTTGGCGGGGAGATAAAGAAAGAATCTCCCCACGAATTAAAACGGATCGGAAGTTTGTTTTAATTATCGCTGCACGACGGGAGAGATTCTTTATTTCTTCTGCCGTGCATTTTTTGTGCCCGGCTTTGATAGTAAAACAAACCACGAAATAAAAAGTTTATGAATAAGGTGGAAATTTTTTACAAAAAAGTGATAGAGGCTGTCTGCAAGGAGTGCGGAACCGATCCGGTAATGATGTTTAGCAACAACAAGGAGAGGAACGTTGACGCTAGGGGAGTGGCTATAACCATACTGGCCGATCGCAAGTTGAGCGACAATATCATATCCGATCTGACGGGGATGACGAGGCAAGCCGTCAACCGGATGCGGAACTTGTATCCGGACAGGATAAGGAGGAGTTACTATCTGAGAAGGACGGTGGAGAGCGTCAAAGAGGAGCTATCCGGTACGGTCTGAGGGTGCGTTATGTTGTAAGGCATGTGATTTGTCTATGAAAAAATTTTCATATAACAAAATTTTGTGCGACCTTTGCGGCGTAAAAGGTGATTTTGTAGCCTCGTCAAGTAACCAGCCTTGGCAGAGGCTTTGTTGTATACGAAAAGTTTCATTATGGAAATATATATGCCACATGCGGTAAATGATATTAGGATAGGAGAAGCCTTCAATCATCTATTCAGGATAATCCTGAAAATGGAGAATTCCGATGATGATGATTTCATATGGAACTTCCAATATACGGCATTTGTGACTCCATTTTTCTTATTGCCTCTTATGCTTTATAGAGATAAGTGCGGTAAGAATGTGGTTTGCAAGAATATATCGGACAGTGTTAAAAGCTATCTGGACTCTATTCATTTTGAAGGAGGTGTAGTAGCTGACAGTGTTAGTGATTTTCATAATTATATGGAATATTTTTCTATGAAAAAATATATTCCTATAATAAAGTTTCCGGGATGTAAAAGCAAGGATAGCATAAAAAACGATATACTGTCTGTAGCAGAGAATATAATGATAAGGCAATTAAATATTGAAGGAGAGTTGAGAAAGGCTTTATCTTATATGCTGACAGAGACGATTGACAATATATCTGAACATTCAGAGAGTGAATTTGGTTATATATTTGCTCAGTATTATCCGTCAAAGAGTTATATAGACATTTGCATAGCGGATAATGGTATAAGTATACTGGGTAGTTATGTTAAGTCTGGCAAGGGAGGTATAACTAACGATGTGGAGGCTTTAAAAAGCGCTGGAAAGGGTATATCGACTAAAAATTTACCAGATACCGAGAATCGTGGTTATGGTATAAGTACTTGCAAGAGAATGTTGTCTAAGGGACTTGGAGGAACATATTTTTTGCTGTCTGGGCAAGCGTTTCATCTTATGTCAGAGGAAGAGACATCATATATAGGACTTCCTGATTATATAAAATGGGATGGAACTATAGTGGCATTAAGGATACCATATAAAGAGGAAAGGATGTTTAATTTTTATGAATATTTAGAATGAAGATCATGGAAAAGACAATTGTGATATCAGAATTGATAAGGGGAGAGCTTCGTTCTAGGACAGAAGCTAAAAAAATCTATATAAGGGCTAAGGATTTGAATAGCCCATGTGTACGTATAGATTTTAAGGATGTATATTTTATGTCTCGATCATTTGCGGATGAGTTATGCAATACAATAGAGGCTTTGGCCTTGGATAAAGTGAGGGTCTCTATGGAGAATGAGAGCGACTCTATAGATCTGATGATGAAAATAGTAAAAGGTAATAGAAATAAACCGAGGAATATGCATGAGGACAGTGAGGTTAAAGAATTTTCGGACATGGATTCATTGTCAGAGTTCCTGTCTACCATATAAAATTATTTCATGCTATATAAAAGAGAATGATATGAAAAATTTAGATGAAAAAATAGCTAAGGAGTATAATGAATTCCTAGAAAGGAATAGTTTTGATAAATACTCAGATAGAAAAAACATATATCTAGTCCAAACACGCTACAATGCATGTATTGGAAACAGCCTTGCATAAATTAGGAGAAGAGCTCCTTTCCATATCATAATAAAGCCTCCCTTAAAAGGTAAAAGCGTCGTCAACACAAATTGGCGGCGCTTTTTTTGTCTCATCCCCTTCCGCAAAGAACTAGCAACAACCTCGCAACAAGCTAGCAAGGAGATATTTATTTAGCAAAGCCCTTCTCATGATTTTTGTCGTGTCCGGTAATGGTGCCGGATTAACGACAAAAATTAAAGATAATGGATAGAAATTATTTTATCGGTACTCCCGAAGGAGGTAATTCCGGTGGAAGTAAGTTTGACATCATGGCCTTTCTCCCGAGTTTGATGGGTGGCGGTGGAAAATCATTGGACCCCAATTTGGTAGCGGCTTTGATGAACAATAAGGGCAATCAAGACGCTTGGGGCGGTGGTGGTTGCTGGTGGATCTGGATCATCCTCCTGTTCTTCGTATGGGGAGGCTGGGGTGGCAACGGCTTCGGCAACAACGGGGCTAACGGATTACCGGCTCAATTGAACAATGACGCAGGGCGTGAATTGTTGATGAACGCTATCCAAGGAAACGGAACGGCTATCAGCCAATTGTCATCTTCCTTGAATTGCTCTACCCAGCAATTACAAAACGCTATCTGCCAGATCCAAGGACAGATCCAGAGCGTGGGTAACCAAGTAGGCATGAGTTCCCAACAAATCATTAACGCCGTCCAAAGTGGTAACAATCAATTATTGAGCCAGATCGCCGAGTGCTGCTGCACGGTTAACAACAACATCACTAAGATGGGCTACGAGAACCAATTGGCTAGCTGCAACCAGACAAACACGCTGGTGAATACGATGAACAACAACACGTTGACTCTCCGTGACTCAGGTCTGCAGAACACCCGTGATATCATCAACGAGGTTCGTGATTTCAAGAACTTGTATCAACAAGACAAGATGGATCGCTTGACGGCGGAGAACCTAGCCTTGAAAGGACAGATCTCCCAAAGCAACCAGAACGCCTATTTCGCCGCTACTCTACAGGCGCAGACCGCCCCTCTAGGTAACGCCTTGGGTGATTTGAGCTCAAGATTGGCCAAGATCGAGTGTAACCAGCCGGAGGTGGCAAAGGTTCCTTACTCCCCCGTGGTAGGCATACCCACTTGCGTGGCCGCCCAGTACGGATTAGGCCTAGGTCTCGGTAGCTGGGGAAACTTCGGCAACGGATGGGGATAATGAGTTAATAACCTAAAAATAAAGAGTTATGGCATTCATTAGTCCTTTCATAATGGCGAACAAGAACGGTATCCCACGTTTGGAGAGCACGGGCGTTACGGTCGGGACGACCAACGTTCGTTTCTCCTTCCGCAGTCACCCGTTCCTGTCAGCCCCGTTTAGCGGGTTGATCTTGTTCCGTCTGGCCCAGCCTATCCCGGCTGGTACTACCGGGACGTTGCCGGTAGTGTTTGACACGAACGGCTCCACGCAGGCGCTAACGACCATTAACGGCGCAGATGTCACGGCATCCGATATAACCGGC